GGATCGTATACTAGAGGAGTCATAATTAACGGAATGTAAGGAGCGAATACAGCACCACTTTCTAAGAACTGAGAACCTCTATATCCTAATAGGATTTGGTTAGCAGTCATATAAGGGTTTTTGTAAACTTTCTGTCTGTCATTTAATGCACCAACTTTTTGTACACCAAATGCATAGCTCATTTCAGCAGCATCACCATTAGAAGTAGAAGCAAATCCTGGAATTGATTCTAGAATTGTTGCTACCGTAGGAGATACAACTAAGAAATTAGCTCCACCTCTTAAGGTTTTCTGATGAATAATGTTACTTACTTTTTGGATTTTAGTTCCTAATGTTTGGAACCACTGTCCTTGGCTATTGTAAAATCCTAGATCTGATTGTACTATTGAACCACCAGTTCCAGTAATAGCTTGGTTGTTTACAGCAGACCAGTTTTCAGTTGCTCCAGCAGCAGAATCAATTAACATACTTAAGATTTCTAAGTCTATTTCTAATGAAATATACTCACTTAAGATTGAAGTTAATTCAGCTTCAGCATCTAATGCATGATAAGCATTTAAATCTTGTGCGAACTCAGGAGTCCAGACAGCTTTAAGTTTTCTAGTTTTAGCAACTATAGCAGATGATTGCATCTGAATGTTGATTTCTGGAATAACTTGGTCTGGGCAACAGTCAGCACCTTCATTATATGAATTAGGTTTAGTATTGCCAGCTTCAAAATCACCTCTGAATTGATCAGTTGGTTGTAATTGGTAGTTTACCCATACAGATCCTGTAGCAGCATTACCACCTAAACCAAATTTAGATTTTGATACTACAAAAGTTACATTAGCTCCACCATCATAATCAGTAAATTCTGATACCTGAGCACCAGGAATTGTACCATCTGATCCTGTGATAACAGCAGCTGTAAGTGAACCTGTGAAAATGTTGAATCCTTTAACACCTTCAAAATCACCAAATGATAGTGATGAAGTAGGTACTGTTAAAGCCCAATAGTGACTAGCAGCAACTGAAGCTGAAAAAGTACTATTGAAATTCACCTGATCCCAAGTTGCTGTATTTGCAACTAATCCAGTTTGTTCGACTTGATTGTGTATTTTGGATAGAATATCCAAATCTACCTGATCCGTAAAGACCACCTTCGTTTGTATTACCAAAAGGAGCATTATCAGCATTTCTATTTCCGTATAAAGATTCGCCAGCACCGAAAGGTGTTTTAGCGCTTCCATATTGGAAATCTAAATAAAATACTAGTCCAGAAGGTAAATTCATTGGTTGTACAGATACGAATTCTTGAGCAGCTATTTGTCCGAAGACTTTTCTTACTAATGGTAAAGCTACGCCAGCCCATTGTCCACCTACATTCACTCCAGTTTGTGATTGGAATGTACCAGATGAAGCGGGACCGCCACCAGTAGAACTTTGCTCAACTACAAGTTGTTTAGCTTGGTTTTCAAGAATAATTCCCATATTATTTTTATGTGAACCTTTCAAACCTTCTAACAAACCTGTTTTTTCCCATTTCCCTGCTAATTTAGCAGCATCACTCTGTAGTGATGTATATGGGTTTGCGCTTTCTAATAAAGAATTTAAACTCATTGTTTTAAATTTAAGGGTTATATAATTATTTTAAATTAAACCTGCTAATTTCCTCATTCTGTCATAGACATCATTTGATTCAATTATTGGTTTTTTAGCTTCAGATACTATACCTGTTGCTTTTGAAGCACTTCCTTGTATTGGTCTACTTTTAGTTATTGCTTTAGCAGCAATACCTTCATTCAAAGTTTCAAATACAATTTTAGCTTCTTTCACTGAGGCTGCTTTGTCAAATGCTTTTAGCACTTTAACTTTTTTAGCCTCTGATAAATGTTTAGACTTAAAGATTTTGTTTGTGTAAAGTAGTTTAGCATTTAAAAGGTTTACTTCATTCAATTCATTTTTAAGTTCTTCAATTTCTTGAATTGCTTCTTTGAATCTCATTTTTTCGGTCTCTTTTTCGATTTTAGAGTCATCTCTGTCTCCATCTTCGTTTCCAACACCTTTTTCACCTTTGTCCATGTCTTTTGCTTCGTCAATTTCTACATCAACATCCACATCTTCAACATCCTCTACTTCAACATCATCAATCATGTCTTCCTCTTCGAATTCTTCACCAGCTTCGATAGTTCCATCAGATACCATATCTTTAATAACATCTTCAATGAATCCTTTTAAATCATCTTCAGACATATCTTCTAGATCAACATCTTCATCATCCATATCGTCTTTTTCGTCTTTCATACCATCTAAATAGCCTTCTTCTTCGGCGTCAGTTCTAGCATCTTCGTTGACATCTTCTTTGTCATCTTTTTTTGCTTCTGCTACCTTAACATCTTTCGCATCCTCACCAGCATCTTTTGCTAGTTTTGAAATTTGATCCATGTCATCTCTTACAGCGTCAATTGCTTTGTCATCTTCGACTTTGTCTTTAATGTCTTTAGCATCTTCTCCTGCGTCTTTGGCTAATTTAGAAATCTGATCGGCGTCGTCACGGATGGCGTCTGCTTCTCTATCAATTTCCTTTTTGTCTGAGTCTGATAATTCTTCATCAAGCTCGGCTAATAATTCGTCAAGATTAATCTCGTCTAGTTCTTCTTTTTCTTCATACATCTCATCCTTTTCTTCTTTCATATCATCTTTAGGATCCATTTCTTCTTTAACGTCTTCGTCGTAACCTTCGTCAACGTCTTCTTTGTCCATTTCTTCTAACTTTGCTGAAAGCATAGATTTTAAGTGAGGTGTAAAAGCTTCTTCAAGAGCTAGTTTTGCATTCGCTATTGCTGTTTCTTTAACAGTCTTAGCATCAGCGATTGCTTCTGTTAGCAAATCTCTATTTGTTGCCATAATCTCAAAAATTAGTTTGTGAAATACGATTATTAGGAATCGTAATAGGGAATTATTTTATATCGGTGTCATATCTGGATACTCATGACACATTGCAGTTATACGTATATGTAGATTAAGTAAAAATTAAAAAATAGTACAATTTCCTTTAGAACAAAGGATTTCGTGTATTACTTTATTTACATTAGTATAATCATAGGTAACTACATTTTTACCTTCATTTAAGGTATGCATATAAGAACCTGGGTTAGATGGAGTTGAA